TATCATCATCGTGTTGCTATACCTGTTGCACGATATTCGAAAGCAGGAGCTGCAGCTCGCCAGCGATTACCGGACACAGGTCAGCGACATGCTCACGCGCTTTTGCGGCACCGGGCCTCACTGAAGGAGGTGAGCCATGACACTGCAGGAAGGCACCAAGGCGGTTGGCGGCATTGTCGATGCGCTGAAAACTCAGCCGCTCACGCTCGCGCTCGTGATCATGAACATCGCGCTGCTGGCGCTGATATTCTACATCGCTAAGACCGCGCACGAGACGCGGCAGCGCGAGGTCGATCAAATCTACAAGAACCAGGCCGCCATGATGGAGATGATGGTCAAGTGCGAGAGCAAGACCAACTGATCACGGTTGCCTGACGTAAGCCTGCACGGTAGTGAGCACGTAGGTGGCCAGCGTGCCATCATCCTGCAGCACGGTGACCGTGGGAGCGCGGCCGCTGCCCTTGGGACGCCCCACCGGGCGCGGCCCGCCATTGAGCAGCTGCTGCTTGCCCAGGCGGTTGAGCGCCAGATCGGCCTTGTGGGCCTCGCGCGCGACCCGCTTGCGTTTCATCGTCGCTTGAAATTTCTTCTTGCGGGCGGCGGTCCATTTCGTGCCCTTGGCCCAGTGCTGACCACGCTTTGGCTTGCCGGCCTTTCGCCGCGCCCATTCAGCCTTGTAGTCGCGCTTTTTCGGCTCACCCTTGGGCGGCCGCTCGTACACTCCCGTTGGCATGATATCACCTCCGTTTTAGAAGGCCGCAGGAGAGCATACGATCGTGACAGGTGACAAGATGCCCTAGGAGGGTTTCCGACTCACCAGCGGGCTTCCCTGCGCGGCTGCGCCATGCTAAGCGAAGCAGACTGACAACTTCCCAACTGTCGTGATAGAGCCCCGCCCCGGCTTCGGCCTGGGCGGGTTTTTTCTTTTTTCACTCCACGTCTATTCCACGTGGGAAGCTGTGCGATGATGCGCGATCATGAGCGATGCTGTGCGAACGATCATTGAAAACACTTGCTTTCTTCGGCACAAAGCGAAACGCCCCTCCCCTGGAAGGGGAGAGGCGTCAATCTCAGAAACCGGCATGTAATAAGGGTTAGCAGGATTTTGGAACTTGTGGAACCTGCCGTTCCACGTCTATTCCACGTTCAGGCTTGTTCCACCAGCGTGGGGACCGGCCGCAGCACCATGGTGTTGACCACGTCGGCGGTGTTGTTCTTGTGGTGGTTATACCTGTCCGCGGCCTTGCTATCCCAGCCGCCGGTGTCGCGCACGAGGTCGAGGCCACGCTTGACCGCCGCGGTGGCGTAGGTGTGGCGCAGCAAGTGGTAGGAGCTGTGGCGGAACCCGAAGCGGTCGCAGCCAGCTGCCGCCAGCGCCGCCTTGAACTTGCCGGTCCACGTGCCGCCCTGGCGGGCGTGGAAGCGGAACACGAAGTCAACCGCCGCCTTGCCCTGGCAGAGCGTGGCGAGCTGCGCGAACAGCTCGGCGTGGATCGGGAACGTCAGCGGCTTGCCGTTCTTCCTGCAGTCGCCCGGCACGGTGATCGTGCGCCGGCCAAGGTCGATCCAGTGACGGCGCAGCTGCCGGACCTCACCCTCGCGTGTCGGCGACGTGGCGAGCAAAGAACAGAACAGACCGTACTCGCGATCGTCACGATAACAGGCAGCGAGCACCAGCGGCAGCTCTTCCTCCGTCAGGTGGCTGTCGTGACGGTAGCTGTCGTGCTTGGCCGGCCGCTTGACGCAGACGGCGATCTCTTGCGCGCGCAGGGCGGCGATGATCGGCGTGTAGACCTGACGATTGACGGTCGCCGCCCAGCGACGCTTCTGCGCGGCGTCGTCGGTCGGCTGCGCACCGTGCAGCTCGATTGCGATGCGCGGCAGCTCCCTGCTGGCGCTGGCAGCGAATGCGCGGGCATCGAGCTTGCCGTACTTGGTCTTGAGCAGCGCGATGAAGCTCACCGGCTTGCTGCCGTACTGCGCAGTCAGCGCCATATCGATCGTGATCGCTGCAACCGGAGCTGCGATTTCGATGTCGGGATCGGCGCGACCGATCCGGTGGAAGAATGTCGCGCGGCCGGCGCACGCCGCCTCTTCCCAGCTGACGCGCAGCGCCTCTATTCGCGCCCGATTTTTTTCGCTGTCGTCAGTGATGCGCGTAGAGATGCCGCCGGGGAAAATTTTGTCGATGTTGATGTGGCCGGCGCTGCCGCGGATGTACGCATACGGCGTTTTGGGGCGGCGGCTGGGTTGGATGTAGAACATGACATTGCTCCTATGATGAGAGTGAGGTCGCTATCGCTGAAAAGACGCTTGCGACCGACGCTGCGGTAGTACGGATGCGAAGCCAGAAATCGCGCCAGCCAATTGCGACTGACCTTGAGCTTCCGGCAGGCCTCCGAAAAAGTGTGCAGCTCGGTGTCCACGGCTTTCCATGGCCCTCATTATAGAGCAAAAAGCACTAGTGTCAAATGCTCTAGGTGCTCGGTTTTGCTGGCTTTTTCGACCCCAGCGCCACGTCGGCGAAGCCAGATTTGTGCCCCTCGTATTGCCGGAGCACCTCGTACGGCGAGACGCGACAAAAGCTCTTGCAAAGGTGCAGGAACAGGTCGGCGACGACCGCCACCAGCATTGCCTGCTGCTCGCGCTTCGGAATGCGCGCAACGTCCGTCATTTCGGCGAAATGCGCCGATGCCTTGGCGAGGTCGTCGGCAAATTTCATCAACAAATCGTAGGCCATTCTCTCGTTTCTCATGTCGTCTTCCTCCGTTCGAAATATTTGCAGCTCGGGTGCCAGTCCTCCAGCGTCGGGCCATCGCTGCCGGTCAACTTGCGGAACATGGCGCAGCCCTTCCATTTGTAGCTCTTCGTCACGTAGGTCTTGAGCCGCTCATCCCACTTGCCCTTTTTCGTCTCGCGATAGTAGCCGAGGTGCTCGCAGGTTCCGCACGTCTCGCCCGCGGGCCCGGTGCCGCTGAAGTGTGCCATGCCTGGGATCACATCCCTGCGGCTCGGGACATTCGGCAGCTTGGTCAGGTGATCATTCATTGATTGCTCCCCCACGCACGAGCTGCACGGCCACAGCTTTGCTCGCCGGCTCCATGCGAACTTCCCAGGTCGTCCACTTGACGAAGCAGCGCACGCACTGTCGTCGCCGTTTGATCGCCGGCACCGACGGAATCATGTTCTTGCCTTTGTGGACCGCGGTGTAGGGCGTGTACCTGCTATCACGCACCTCGCTGCGCCCGCCGCAGTTGGGACAGGGGAACCCGTTTCTCACTTCGCTGCCATCCTTAGATTGTGCAAGGCCCACTTGGCTTTGATGCGCCGATCCTTGGCCATCGCCGGCTGATCAATCTTCGCCGTTTTCCAGCGGTGGGCGCCGATGAAGCGTGGGGTCAGGTTCCACGCCTCATCGGGCCCGCCATCTGCTTTGCGGTGCGGATGATGGTCCCACTGGTACAGAGAGATGATATGCGCCGACGACATCTCCTTGGCGTCTTCGTAGGGAATGTCGCCCAGCGCGAGCAGCGTCGAAGCCAGCCTATCGTCCTTGGTGACGGTCACAGCGTCTCCAACCATTTCATGTACTCGTCCTCGGGCTCGCGCTCGACCGTCGGCCTGGGTTGCCTGGGCTGCGGCCGCGGGAGCCGCTCGCGCAGCAGCTTGATCAGCTCCCTGGCTTGCTCGGGATCGAGCTTGGGCACCGCGGCGACCAGCTCGCTGAAGTGGACGCTGCGGTGCTCATCGAGCTTGACCATCGGTGCCATCAGCTCATGAACGGCCTTGCTGGCCACCGCGGCATGCGACGCGATCGGCTTGCGCGCACACTCAGGACAGACGTCGTGCAGGGCGCTCTTGCCAACCTCCCAGCCGGCTTGCCGCAGCTTGTTGAGCACGACCTTGGGCGGCAAGCTGGTGCTCTTGCCGGCGTAGTTTTTAGAGGCGCTGCCACAGCGGTGGCAGATAATCTGCCAGCCGCCCCTGGGCCCGTTGCCAAACCCGTTGAAACGCTTTTCCTCCGTCCGCATCGTCATGTGCCCTTGCGCTTGAGCGGTCGGCGGCAACCACGTCCGTTATAGACGCGCAGCAGAATGTGGACGACCGCCGCTACCGAAGTGATGTGCAGGGTTTCCTTCACGCCCTTGGCTTCGACTGCGAGCTGGTTGGGTGAATACCTCGCCTTCACCACGCTGTCGCGCAAGCGGCTGTAATCGATGTCGGCGAAGAACTCGCAGATCAAGGTCGAGTAGCCCTTGATCAGCACCGCGCTGACCGCGGCGGGATCGCCGCCCCAAGTGTCGCGCAGCACTCGCAAGGTGTATTCGAGTATCTTCGGGCTCTTGTTGAAGGCGAACTTCAGCGCATCGACCGCGCCAATCGTCTCCTGAGCGTGGGAATTCTCGACGCGGTAGCCGTTATGGCGGACGATCTTATCGATCGCCGTCTCGATCTGCCGGTGCGCAACCACGGCGACCTTGAACTTCTCGACCTTGGTGACGTAGTTGCGGCCGTCGGCATTGATGCCAAGGAAGATTTCAGCAGCTCGCGCCGGGTCGGCTTCCTCAGCGATGATGCAGGGCACCATCTCATTCGGCCCCCACAGCAGCTCGACCGCATTTTTGCGATGCTGGCCCTCGCAGATGTGGTAGATGCCGTTGCCATTCGGCAGCGTCACCTTCACCGGGTCGAACTTGTCGGGATCGAAGTTGTCAGCAATCTCCTTGGCCCATGCCTCCTTGTATGGTCGCTGCGCTTCCGGCCACACGACGGCGAGATTGCGAACGGGTATCCATTCAAGCCTGTAGTCCTTGGATGACAGCTTCGTCATGACGTCGCATCCTTCTAGCTGAGCTTGCGCCGCAGATTGCGCAAAGCTTCGATGGCTTCCTTCAGTCCCTTCTGCAGCTCCTTGCGGCGCTCCTGATCCAGCACCGGAATGTCGGAGCCGGTGACGGCGTGGCAGGTGCTGACTACGAACGAGACGCTGTCGCAGAATTGGCTGGAGCGGTTCTTATCGCTCTTGAAGCGGTGGCCCTTGCGGCCCCACACCTTGGCGACCAGCGGCTTGATCATCTCCCGCACCGGGCTGACCTGACGCTGATCGTTCAGCAGAGCGAATGCTTTCCGCGCAATAGCCGCATCCCCGTCACCGAGGTCGGAACGCTCGGACAGCAGGACGACGTCCCTGGCGACGATGTAGCCGTGCCTGCTGAGGCCGCTGCTGGCGTAGGCTTCCTCCGCCGGCCTGCCGTCGCGCTCCAGCGCGATGCCGGCGCGGACGGTATCCGTCATGAGCGTATGGCCATTGGGCAGCGGCGGGAGCGCCGCCTTCTTCTTCTTCGCCGGCTTCGGCGGCTTCCGCTCGGGCGCGGTGGTGGCGGCGATGTGATCGGACATTCGGATGACTTTCCTATCTCCGCTCACGTGAGCGGAGATGCGCGGCCTGATCTCTACGTTCCAGATGTGTTGCAGTGATCTACGTTTGGTTTCGTGAAGAATTTGCTTGGCGATGTCGGCATGCTCGCCGATCCTGACGAGGGCCGTACGATCCTTGTTGTTGTGGAAGTTAAGCTTGTTATCGATGATCCAGTGACCGAAGCGGCGATCGTCCTCATCGAACTGCTTGCGCGCCTCGAACATCGCCGCGGCAATCACAAGAATGCCCTCCGCCCATTCGTAGTCGCCGCGGGTCGCTCGCCCATGCCCATCACGAATGCGCTGGGCCAGCGCACCCAAGGGCGTGGGCATTGCAATCACGTTGTCGCCACTCATGCTGCTCTCCTTGCTGCCTTCTCGATTTGCTCGATGCTCACCCCCAACTTCTTTGCCAGCACATCCAGCACGGCGGTCTTGCTGGCTTGGAAAATCCGATTGTTGGGCATCGCCGCCAGCGCCTGACTGTGCGGCACATACTCGATCACTCGCTTACTTTGCAGATCGACGTCGATGCGGGAGACGTCGCTGCGCTTCTTCAGGTAATCGATAATGCGGACCACCTCCGCTGAGCTGGCGGCGTTGTAGTAGTAGACGTCGCAAAACTGCGTGTACGTCAGCGCCCACTTGCGAAGGTGATCGGCGGAGGGGAATTGATCGGCCTCGTCTTCACGCAGGTTCGCCCAGGCTTCGTAGACGCAGGCGAAGAAATGCCGATGGCTGTTCATCGACCGGTCGCTGATTTCGCCCAGTCGATAAGTCTCTTCCGGCTTGAACTGAACGAGCGCGAGCTTGCGGAAATACGGCAGCGGCCGCATCGCTTCCCCATCCCAGCGATACATCAGCGGGGCTGACATAGCTCGGTTCCTTTGCTGCAGCAGCCGCAGCAAAAACCATTTTCCTGACAGCACTCCCAACGGCAGTGGGCAAGAAAGGTGCGCACGTCGGTGACCTTGACCGTGTACATGCCGCTCCCGCCGCGGGAACGGAGGTCACCTTTCGTCGCGAGCCGCGCGCTGCCCACGAAAGGAGTAACCCCGCGGCAGTAACTCATGCCGCCTCCTGCAGATACTGCTGGCGAAGCGCCTCCTGTTCGAGGGCGACCTCCATCAGGAACTGCTTGGCTTGCTCTTCCATTTTTTTGATAGCGATATCCGATCTGCCGATGCGGGTGATGTGGAGCTGCATCCGGATCGGCCAGCGCGGATCGAACGACACGAGGTCGCACCAATCGCGCCCGGTGCAGGCGAGCTGCCACATGCACTGCATCAGGTATTCGCCCGGCGGCTTGGCGCCGCGCAACGTCCGCATGTGGGTGTGACTCGACGGGCACTTGAATTCCACCAAGCCATCGTCGCCGATCAATCCGTCCGGCGAGCACCCGGTCAGCGGGATGGTGGGATGCGGGACGAAACCGCAGAGCTGGATATCAACATCGCGCATGAAGCTGTAAGCGTCGCGCGCCTGGGGCTCCAGCTCGGTGCCCCTGCGCATCTCCGGCGACTGATAGCGCTCGGTCGGCACTCGATTGAACCGCTCGATCACCAGCTCGCTGAGATACTTTTCGCGCGACGCGCTCCAGCCAGTCCTCGTCTCCGCCACCGCCAGATGGAACATGCTGGCGGTGAGCTTGCCGATGCGATCGATGGCGTGCTGCTCGTCCATTACGAGGCTTTCTTCAGCGCGGCGAGGTTGTCGAGACGCTTGAAGATCAGTATCCGCGCCGGCACCACCACCTCGCTGTTGCACTCGTTACAGCAGCGCTCGTTGCTGCCGATTGGCGCAGCGTTGTTGCCCTGCGTCCAGCTGCCAACCGGCTCAATCTCTTCCCTGCAGATGAAGCACTTCATTTCCGGTCCTCCGTTTTCGCTTTCTCAGCTTTCGCTTTCTCGATCTTGAATGCGGCGAGGCGTTCGTAGGCGTCGTCCAGCAGCGCCGCGGGCAGGCTGGCGAGCTTCTCGATGTTGTAGACTTTCTTGAACCGCTCGAACGTCATGCCAGCTTCTGTGATCTTATCGCTGAGCCGCAACGCCTGATCGGCGTTGATCGGCGTCGTATCGATAGGCGTGACTCCGTCGGTGTCCTCGCCCGCGGCCAATCCCAGCAGCGCCTTCAGCGTAGTCCGTTCCAGATAGGTGACGGTCGATGTTCTAGCTTGGATGCTGTTCTTGTTGCCGGTGGTGTCCGGCGCTGCGCTCAGCGAGGTTTCCTTACTGTAACCATCCTCGTGCGTGATGATGCAGGTCACGATGATGCTGGGAGCAATGGTGACGTCGTCGGTCAGCCAGTGGTGCGTCAGGCCATACTTGGACAGGATCGGCTTGACCGCGCTGACCACGTCGGCGAGGTCTTCGTACTTGTAGCTGGTAGCGCGCCCGCCGGCCTTGGCATCGAAGCCAACCTGCTTGCTCTTGCCGATGACGGGCAGCTCGGCGGAAGCTCGGGCCATGGCGCGATAGAAAGCCTTGCGCGCTTCCTCCTGCTCCCAGCGCTCGTAGAGCCCCATCAATTTATCAACGACATCGATGCCGGCACCCCGCTCAAGGGCGCGGTCGAGCATGGACCGCGGCGTAAGTGGCAACGCTGCCGGCATCGACTGCGGCGGCACTGCTACCTGTTCCGCCGCGCCACTAATCGTCGTGCACCCGATGTCCATCATTAGGCTCCCTGTTGTTGGCGCCGTACTTCTTCGCGATGCTCTCGACCGACAAGCCGGCGGTGGCTTCGGCGCGCAGCTGAGCTTCGGTGTCGGCGATGACTTGCTCGGCCAACTCGGCCGGCATGGCGCCGGGCTCGCTGACGTCGAGCGCGGCCTGATTGGCGCGGGTGGCGGCATCCACCACGGTCTGCAGATGAGTCTGCACCGCCACGCTGTAGCGACGGTACGCTTCCAAATAGAAACGCTGGTCGGTGACTTGCTTGGAGAGGTCGGACACCCGCATGTGGGCGAGCGCCAGCTCCTGCCGGAGCCGGGCGTTCTCCGACTGCAGCCGGCGCGCTTCGTCGTTCAAGCGGGACACGAAGGCGAGGGCGGAAGCAGCCTCTTCCTCAGCTGGGATGATGCTCTGCCGCGGCGGCGGTTCGCCGGTGTGCGGCTCCAGCCGGCGCCGGCCGAATTGTTCCACAACAGGGATTGCCATCGTAGCATCACCTCCGTTTTCACGGTGCGATGCTTCAACCGATCACAGTGATCGGTCAACTGCTTGTGGTGCTATAACTCCGGCAAAACCGGAAAACCTTTTCCTGTTTCTCCGGAAAAGGGTATCTCAAAAGCCCGTCATTATTAGCTCTGTGACTTTATGACTTTTCCGGTTTTGACACAGGTAATAAAGTAGCCTTACCCCACTGAGTCGAGAGCGCGCGCGCCGGCAATTTCGTCATGCCGACATCTCGTTGAACCTGATGAGAAATTTTTGCCACTATGTAATCTGGTTGACATACTCGTTAAATCGGACAAGTTGGGCAACGTGGTCTGGCACAGCGAAGACACCTGTCAGTTCAAAAAAAGGAACATCGTTGTGAAACGAGGACCGTCTACTCAAAGGAGACGACGACCAGCTAAGCGAATGGGACGACCGCCGGCGGGGCGACTGTGTGAGCCGGCGGCAACCATCATCAGAATGCTCGGCGGCGCCGAAGTGGTCGCCGAGTCGTCTGGTGTCTGCACCAGCGCTCCGTATCGCTGGCAGAGCGAGAAGAAGCTCAAGGGCACCGGCGGCTACATCCCCTACAAGCATCACGCGGCCCTGCTGCGCCTCGCGCGCAAGAGGGGCGTGAAGCTCAACCCTCAGGACTTCTCGATCGTCGCCTGATGGCTGCAGCTCCCGCGGCACTTCGGTGCCGCGGGCTGCTTGTGTGCGTGCTGTTGAGGGCGGCAACGTGGGCAAGACACTTTGGCCAGAGCCATGGACTGCGGAGCTGCGGGAACTCGTGAATCGAGGGTTCTCCGGCGGACAGATTTCCAAAGCACTGACTGACAAGTTCCAGACAATCATTTCCCGCTCCGCGGTGATCAGCCGGGTGGCGCGCATCGGCATGAGGTTGCACTGGCGACCGCCGCCGCCGCGCAAGCCAGTGCGCAAGCGACTGCATCGGCCACCGCCAGAAGCGCCGAAGGAAGTTCCACTGCCGCCGCCTAGCGTCACGGCAGGAACCAGCTTCGGCAAAGCATGCGGAATAATGGAACTCAACGGGACAACCTGTCGCTGGCCGATCGGTGATCCGCAGGACCGGAACTTTTTCTACTGCGGCGCTGTGACCGTGGCCGGCGACCGCTACTGCCCGCGCCACCTCGCCATCGCCCAGCGCAGCGACCCATCTGCGCGCCAACTCCAGCTCCGCGGAGGCGAATATGGCTGGCGGTAGGAAGAAACAGTGGTTCTACGATGATGAGGTCGGCGATCATTACGTGCTGATCAGCGCCGATCTCACCAACGATCCGTTGTGGTGGTCGCTACCACCCGGCGAGGCCATCCGAAAAATCGAGGCGGCTATGGATGGTGAGGAAAATGAATTTTCGAAATACGTTCGCCATCCGGAGACGTGGCAATGAGGGGCCGCAGCTGGTGGCGGAACTGGGTCGAAAGCGCCCACGATCCCAAGTTGATGGCGCTGTCCGACAAGGACTATCGAGCGTGGCATCGGCTGGGCTCATTGGCCTGCTCAACAGGCGGCTATGTACCCTCTTATGAGGGTGCTGCAGCTTGGCTCGGGCATAGGCTAGACCATGCTACGGCGACCGTTGATCGACTGGTTAGGGCCCATCTTCTCGATCCGCTGGAGGGCGGCGGCTGGGAGCTGCACAATTGGAAAGAGCGGCAATTTCAGAGTGATAGCTCGACCGATCGGGTGATCAAGCATCGCGCCATGAAACGTTCCGGAAACGTTTCTGAAACGCGAGGTCGAAACGCACCAGAACAGAGCAGAGCAGAGCAGATAAGAGATACTCACCAAATCAAAGATGATTTGGTGAGGCGGCGCAGCAATGGTCACGACCGCAAGGGCTCACGTATTCCAGCCGACTGGCAACCTGATCCAGCCGACGTGAACTTCGCCGCCGATCATGGCCTCGATTACGATCGGCTCGCGATCGAGACCGAAAAATTTCGCGACTACTGGAACGCCAAGTCTGGCGCGGGCGCGATCAAGCGCGACTGGCATGCGACGTGGCGCAATTGGGTGCGCAACACCAACCAGGGCCGACTACGCCCGACATTGGACCCCCGCCTATGAAAACTGCGAGCGACATCCTGCACGAGCAGGGCATCTGGCTGCGCCATATCGATCACGGCCGGACCTACACGCAGTGCCCGCACTGCTCGGGACACCGCAAGCATCATCACCGGAAAGCGCGATGTCTCGCAGTCACGATCGACGACGTCGGCGTGCGCTGGTTTTGTAATCACTGTGGCTGGCATGGAGGTGACGTGTATGAACGCGCTGGGTCCGATCGGCATGAAGTTCATCGAAGATCGCGCCATCAATATCGAAACGGCGGTGCGGTACGGAGTGTATACCGGTGAGCGGCGCGACGGCGGCAGCGTGGTGCCGTCGGTCGCCGGTCGTGTAATCGCGTTTCCGTATTTCGAAAACAGCATCGTAGTGTCGGAGAAATACCGGGCGCCGCCGAAGGTGTTCTGGCAGCGCAAGGGCGGCAAGAAAGTTTTCTGGAACACCGACGTGCTCAACGATGCCGCGCTGGTCGGCAGCGGCGCGCTGCTGGTGATCACTGAGGGCGAGATCGACGCGCTGACCGCAATCGACTGCGGCTGGCCGTTCACGGTGAGTGTGCTTGACGGTGCGCCGCCGCCGCGTGGCAACGGCGCGATCGAAGACCCACGCAACGATCACACCGGCCGCTACGAGTACCTGTGGAACGCGCGCGAGCAGCTCAAGCGCGTGCGCGGTTTCATCATCGCGACCGACGATGATCCGCCGGGGCGGCAGCTCGCCTCCGATCTGGTCAGCCGGCTGACAGCAGCACGATGTTTTTTTCTCAAGTATCCGGCCGGCTGCAAAGACCTCAACGACGTGCGCATGCGGCATGGCGTCGAGGCGGTGACGCACGTGCTCAACACCGCACAGCCCTATCCGGTGCGCGGTGTGTATCAGCTCAGCGACTTTCCGCTCGCCGGCCGGCTCGAGACGTACGACACCGGCTGGTGGACGCTGGATCAACATCTGATGCTGTTTGCCGGCGAATTCATCGTTATCACTGGCGTGCCGGGGCATGGCAAATCGACGTTCGTGCTCAATCTCATCGCCAATCTCGCCGATCGCCATGGCTGGCGCGCGGCGATGTTCTCGCCGGAGATGCCGGTGGTGCCGACGCTGCGCGACATCGTGCGCTGCATACGCGGCGGCCACAGCGAGCGCGACGACATCGATCACTGGACGCAAGACAACATCTGCTTCATCGGCAACGACCCTGCCACGCGCGACGATGACGACGATCATACGATCGAGTGGGTGATCGAGCGCGCGACCGATGCGGTCTGGCGCCATGGCATTCGCGTGCTGGTGATCGATCCCTGGAACGAGCTGGAGCATGCGCGCGGCAAGCACGAGACGCTGGCCGAGTATCAGGGCCGCGCTATCCGCATGCTCAAGCGCTTCGGGCAGCAGCACGGTGTCGTGGTGATCGTAGTGGCACACCCAACCAAGGACGTGGTGCAGCGGGATGGCAAGCTGCGGCAGCTCAGCCTGTACGACATCGATGGCAGCGCGCACTGGTACAACAAGCCGGACCACGGCATCGTGATCGAGCGCATGGACGATATCGGCATGGTCGAGGTGCGGGTGGCGAAGGTGCGGCTGTCGCCGGAGACGGGCGAGCGTGGCAAGGTGCGTATGCGCCTCGATCGCACCAGCAAGCGGTTCGAGACGCTCGACCAGGGCAATGCGATGAGGCCGTCGTGAAGCAGGGCATAGACATCGAGCAGTTGGTGCGCTGGACGTTTCGCGAAGAGCTGAGCAAGCGGGTCACCAGCTCGGCCGAGGGCGTGTGGGCGCAGCTCACCGATTGGCAGCTGCTCGGTGCTGCCGTGGACCTGGGAACCCGCGGGCCTCAACGCTACGATCACGGTGTTCCGCATCGCGATGCACTCGTGATCGAGAAGGCGGTCGCCCAGCTGCCAGATGCCGTCATAGACTGGGAGGCAGAGGCGCTGAGCGTGTTGGACGAGCTGCTGGCACTGGTGGACCCTAGAAAAGAAAATAACGCACCAGCGGCCACGCCTGAGCGATTGCGCGATATGACGACGGTGGGTTGGACGGCGCGCTCGGGACGGAAGATCACGCTGCAGCTCGGTCGTCCGCGTCAAGTCATCCTCGTGCGGAGCTTGCGCACGTCGGCGCTGGTGACGATGCACGGCAACGCCGGCACGCGCCCAGGCGGTCACAGCGAAATGCCTCGACCTCAACCGGTGCCGTCTGACCGCGGTCCAAACCACAAGCTGGTCGGTGAGTGCAAGGGCCGGAATTGGTACAGCACCGGCTCGTACTGCCCGCTCCGGTGGGAGCCTTGCCCGATCACGATCGCCGAAGCGCGCGCGGATTATCTGGCATGGTGGCGTGGGCTCGACCAGCTCGCACGCTCGCTCGCTGGCCAGCTGGAGAAGTTTCATCCGCTCCGGCCGGGCACGTCTGAGATGCCGTGGTTGTGGTTCTCGCCGGCAAAAACTGCAGCCAGTTGTGGTTTCACGTGAAGCAGCAAATTCAAAACCGGTTTTGGATTTCACGATTGACGAGGGGGCAAATCATTGACAAGTTCCAGACCGTCGCAACTCTGCCTGGGAAGGTGTGGTTTTGCTGTCCGGTTGACCCTCCGTTTTCCGCACAGCAAAATTCGAGGGGCCCGCAATCGGGACGTCGCCCACGCCTTGTGGGCCCCTCAATCCCTGCAGACCTCGATGTCGCGCAGCTTGATCTTGCCGTTGGCGAGCAGCTTCAGCACGATCGCCGGCAGGCCATCGACGCCATAGCGACACCAGCGCCGCATGGTCACGTCGTGGACGCCCAGCAGGGCGGCGAGGCCGATTTGCGTCTGACCAAGCCGGTCGATCAGCCCGCGTAGTTGATTGCTTGTCATCATGGGCTCGCAGAGTAGGGCAAGATGCTCTACCCCGTCAACACGCCGGCTGGTGATCGCGACCCTGGGGCGCCTTATTAGTTGGTCGTTTTCCGGTTCTGCTGCCGGATGCCATCGGCCCGCTCATTGGCCTCCTTTATGAAAGCTTCTAGCTCTTGCTCGATCCGCTGCACTCGCCTGTCGCAGTCCGGCCGATCGAGCGCCCGCATCATGATCGAAAACATATGCTGCGCGCCGTTGAAGTACATCAGCCGCATGACTTGGATTTCACCATCCGAGGCGTCATCGAGGATGTGGGCGCTGGTGGCACGCCATCCTGCTTCGACTACGCGGCCAGCTTTCACCAGCCGCTGGATGTCTTCCATCACCAAGTGAACTTCATCAGCGGTGAGCATTGGGAACATCCTCCGGCCAGATTATTCCTTCCCCTCGCCGCCACATGAAAACGGTATCGTCACCGCCGTCGGCAACCAGCACCTGAGAGATTGCCGGTTGCCTGCCAGCTCGATCGGTCCAACGTTTTGCCATGCGGACAGCGTCGCCGCCGCTGAGCGCGCGGCCGGCGTAGAACCAGTGCTCGCCATACCAGACGGCGACTGAGAATTCCGCTCTGCTCGGGTCGCTCATGTTCGTCTCCTTGCGTCGCGCCACGTAGCGGCATCGCGCAGCAGCGCGTTGAGGCGATCGTTCAGGGTGGTGGCATGCGCGTGATCGGAATATCTCGCGACCACGCGCGCCGTACGATGATACGGAGACACGGAGACAACGTGAAAGGGTTGCTTGGCGTCGTCTTTGTCTACCCGCACCTCGTAATGCGGGCGTTGTCGCCTCATGCAGCTTTCTGCTTGCCGACTTTCTTCGCAGTGCTGACGACCACGCGCAGATTGGATTTACTGCCGTATTCGAGGCCGTAGGCGCGATAGAAAATCTGTATGCTGTCGTGACGCGGGCTCGTCGTGCTGTGGCTGACGAACCAGTTGTAGAACGTGCTCGGCGACATATGGCAGCGGTGAGCTGCTTGCGTGATGGTGTCGCCGCTGGCTTTCAGCACATTCG